GACCTTTACCAATCTGAATCGTGGGATCTAACTACTGGACTCCAACGTGTTCCATATTCATCAACCATTGTACCAATATTTTCATCTTCTAAACCATTAACCATAAATCCAAACGGGGCCATGTCTTGTTCTAACATGTCTTGTTGTTCTCTCATCATAGTCTGTCTTATGTCCATATCAGTTAATTCTTTAAAATACGTCTGGTCTGTTGCCCATGCAAACATAAACATACACGCAACCAAGTCATCTGTACACCCATCGTCAGCTTCAAAAGATTGTCCTTTAACAATAAACGTAGATAGTTCACTAATAATTTGTAGGTCTTGAATAATAAGTTTATCATCTTCAATCATCTGTTTAAGATTAGAGCAACCTATTCGTTTTACAGCCTTAGTTGTTCTTACACCCAACTGCGCTCTACCACCTGAGAACCCCCCGCCAAGGACTTGTCCTGCACGGCCTCGCATTGAAGCCATAATAAGGTTGTCATACTCCAAGTCAAACTGCATAGTTGATGCAACCTGTTCTCCTATGTCGTTTACCTCAATTAAAACAAATGCTTGATTGTATGCTCTTGCAACGTCATATATTTTAGCAGGAAATAATAAAGGTTTTATTTCGTTGTCACGAAATTTTGCGACAATCTTATACGGCATTTGCGATACATCAAAGACTAGAAATGCAGAGTAGTCGTTAGACGTTCCCCTTGAAACGTCAGCTGTCAGTACATATGTGTGGTCTTTTAGTGGTTTTTCAAACACATCAAGACCAGCATTAGATTGAATTGGTGGAATGTAAGACAGAACTCTTAGTTTTTGTGCTTTGATTAATGTATCGATACTTCCTAAAAATTCACACTCAAACTCTGTGTTAAACTGTTGTTCACTAGTATTCTTTATAGTTTCTGCTTTCCATTCTTCATCACGGCCAGGAATTTCACTCCAGTGAACCTCTATTGGAACGTAAGTATTTCTTTGGTTCTCTGCATCATTCCACAATTTGTAAAACATATTCATACCATGAGGGGTCGATACTATCATCACTTTTGTAGTTTTACCCGAACTGATTGTAGGATAGACTGAACTAAAGAATTGTTCTGCTACGTTGGAAGGAACGTATGCAAACTCATCAAGGAAAATAATATTATATGAACCACCACGAACTGCACTTGCAGAAGTAGAACTTGCAAGAATTTTAGAACCATTCTCTAACTCTAAAGAGCCTTTGTTCCAACTCATGACTCCTTGTTGTAACCACTTAGGTAGGTGTTCATATGCGAGTTGTAACCGTCCTAGCAAGTCTCTGGCAGTCGCAGCTTTGTTAGCGAGTATCGCAACATTGACCGATGGATTGAATAGGACATAATGAAGTAAATATGCTATAATAGTTGTAGATTTACCAGACTGTCTAGGAAGTTTGCAAATAGTAAAACGATTGCTGTGAAACGTACCAACCATTTCTTTTTGGAAGTCGTACATCTTAAATGGAACTAAACCTTCATCAAGAGAAACAATTCGTATGTATGTTTGTATGAAATATAAAGGATCTTTCATACACTTAGAGTATTCTTCAACTTCTTTTTTTGTCCACTCTTGGGACACGTTTGCCCGTTTGAGGTTTGGATTGCCTAAGTATACTCCTTGTTCAGACATTTTATCTATTCCCATGTATTAAAAAGTTACACGCTATACTTATTCTTGTTGTATCTTTAGAACTAGGAGCAACACCATGTTCCAACCAACTCGGAAACAATATTAATTCTCCAGCATCAAACGGTCTTTTACCAATTACATTACTATAAGGTTGTTTTAAAAATCTATGAGAGGCATCCATAGCTTCCTGTGTTCGTGGGTCTTTAAGATATAGTATTCCATCTTCTGTTGGCGTTACATAATATACTGCTGACCAACTGGCTTCTTCGTGAATATGAGGCATAGTACATTGACCTTTTCTTGCAATGTTTGCCCAACTGTTTATTAGACTAATATAACAATCATCAATATAAAGTGTACTTAATATTTTATTTACACTTTCAACAATACTTTTTCTTAAAGGTTCAAGATTAGATGCGTAAGAATCTAATCCTCCAAGTAAAGATTTGTTGCTTTGCCAACCACCACCCTGTACTGGATTAAATTGAAATCCTTGACCTTTTGTTTCTCTTTTTAATACTTCACTTTTGATTTTATCATTATCTAAGTTTTCAAGCTTTAAATTAAAAATTGTGGTTGGCCACAATTGTTTTTGTTCTACATTCATAATATAATCCTAATTGTAAGTTTAAAGTGTTATTTTTCTTTTAACATCTTTTGTAGTTCAGCTGTAGACCCAACATATAATGCATTGTTCACCGTCTTTGGAGCATGGTTTGGCACTTCTTTTAATTTTCGCATTTTCTCTTGGAGTTCTCCAAGTTTTTCTGTAACCTCTGCAACCTGTTTAATGCCATTGAGTGCAACTTCGTAAGTTCTTGGGTGTTCTGATTCCTTTGCAAGTTCTAAAATACCATCAATTGCATCTTGACCACGTTCAATTAGATTATAAAGATTTTCTCTTTGATATTTATAATCATTGTCAATATCATCACTACTAGTAGCTGGAAGTATTGGGTAACCATCTCTAGGACTAATACTTTTTTTTTCAATCTTAGTTGATTCGGGAACAATATTTTCTATAACACCTAAAGTTTTGTCAAGTCGCAACGTAGAATCTTTATTCATCTGAACCTGTCACTGGATTAAACTCTTTTGCATCCTCAAAGAAAGACGTAGTTTCACTAAATCCAAAATCATCATCTGCGTCAGCACTTGTTGGATTTGGTGTAACCGTAAGTCTTTGTTCTCTTTTGGGAGAGTTAACTTCCAAGTCAGTGTATTGATCAACTTGCACAGTCTTGATAACCTTACTAGACGTAACAGGGCCATACAAATAAAACTTCGCAGTAAATGAAAGAGTATATATTAGTGCTCTACGAGTAGTAAAGTCTCCTTGATAATTATCTTCATACGAAATAGAATTTAATACAATGGGAACATCTCTTTTGATACCCATATCTGCCATATCATTAATAGTCAATGTGTAGTCTGGTTGAAAGTATGGAAGAATCTGTTCTACAATTTGTAATGCGTCATCAGATTGTTTTGCCATAACGTATAATTCTATTGCTAAATTATATGGCACAGGCATATACTGTGCGTCTAGTTGTTTAGCATTTGCACCTTTAACTTTTTTAAATCGTTGAACACGATTTAATTTACGGGCAGAGTCATATTCTAAGTTTTGAATTTCAAATCCAATACGAGGTAAAGTAATCGCAACTTGTTTAGTTAAGTCTGCATCTTCATTTAATCGTACTAAAAACTTTTCTCTAGGCCCATACGCAAGAGGAACTTTCATAGATTGTAATATATTTCCAGAATTGTCTTTACGAATAAGATTGATGTTGTTAAACATTGTTCCAAATGAAACAATAACCTTTCGTATACTCTCATGGTAGAACTGTTGGCCTAGCATTATATATTCTCCTCATTCATTATATTTATGCGATAGTAGCAATAGGTGATGCAAGACATTCTACTTGCCATGTACCATCTGTACCATCATCTACTATGCAAGTAATTTTTGCTCTTGATCCTACTACTGTACTATTTACAAATGTAAGTGCGTCCCCTGCATTATCAAGTACCGCATTTGCAGCAGTACCACCAGCAAGACTTAATGCACCAACAAATCCACCACCCGAACCAGCGATATTAACAATTGTAGTTTTATCACCAGCAACAGCTACCCTTACAATAAGATCATAGAATATGCCTGGATTTGTTGTAGCAGCCGCTGGTAAATTAATTACATTATCTTCTGTACCATCAATTAATATTGTTGCACCAGATTGTGCAGCAGTTAGTGAAGCAGTTACAGCTGAAGTAGTATTAAAAGTAGAAACTATTGTTTTTCTACCAGCAACTGAACCACCTGTAATTGCACCAGTTGTAGTAATTGTACCAGCACCAACATCAATACTTGTAAATCCAGATGTGATACTACCAGAGTCTAATGCACCTACTGACACTAGGCCAGTTGCAGTTGTTATTGAATTTTGTGTTGCAGTAGTTACTGTGCCTGCCAAGTTACCAGTTACGTTACCAACAAATGCAGTTGATGTAATACTTGTTGCACCTGTAACTACTCCAGCATCTATACTGATTGTACCATCTAATAGAATTGCTGAACCAGTTGCAGGTGTAAGGTTTAAAGCACCAGAATTTGCTGTAATAGTATTACCATTAACACCAAGATTATCTACTGTTAAAGCTGTAAGGGTTCCAAGACTTGTAATATTTGTTTGAGCTGCACCAGTAACAGTTGCGGCTGTACCAGATGCGTTTCCTGTTACATTACCTGTTAACGCACCAGCAAATCCTGTAGCAGTTAACAAACCACTACTACTATTAAATGTTAGGTTTGTACCACTCTTGGGTGGTAAATCGCCTGTTGCCGCAGTTGTAAATAATGGGAAACAAGTAGTGTCACTTGACTCATCTGCTACTGTAACAGCTGTACCAACAGATGCTAAAGCAACTGCGATATTTCCTGTTCCATCAAATGATGTACCACCAATAGTTCTTG